GCAGTCTTTTTTTCTTTTGTTTCCATAATATAATATAATATAATAATTAAAAATAAAGGTGGCCTTTCGACCACCTTATAAGTAGGATTATGATCCTGCTTTTAATAACATAAAGTTATTTGCACCTTGTACAACTAAACATCTTTCTGATAAGAAGTGAACTTCCATATTATCAGTAGAAGTAGTAGCTGCTCCACCAACAGATCCTAAGACCCATGATTTCATTCTACGATCTTCAGTCTCAGAAGCTCTATATCTTACGTGTAAGAAAGGACGTCTGATGTTAGATCCTAATGATTGATCATAAACAGTGGAAGTTCCAGCAGGAACTACAACACCATCTAAATCACTCATCATACCTCTTGTAGTAGCATCATTTAAGTATCTCCAATCAGTTTTGTAGAAGTCATAAGAACCTCTTCTAAAACCTGAAAAACCTAAATTAAGCGCCATATTCTCATCGTTATCAAATAAACCATAAGAAGTACCACCAGAACCATAAGAGTTAAGACCAGCTAATAGATCATCAATCTCTAAAGTTTTAGCTCTATTTAAGAAAAGCATGTTTTCTTCAATAGCTCCTTGCTTGTCAAGAGTTGATAATATAGAATCAAAATCATCCAAATCTAGCTTGTCAGCTGCGGCTCCTTGGAATACGTGACCACCTTTTTCAATTTGATCAAGCATACCTGATGTACCTTTTAAACCAGCAGCATTTGTTCCTGGAACAGACTCAACCATAGTCATTTCTAAGTAATCTTCAAACCTAAGTCTTGTTTCAGACTCAGCTTTTAGATACCACAAATAACCAGACGTTCCGTCTTCAGTAGCAACTTCAACCCAACCAATCTGTGCAGCATCAGAACCATTAACTTCGTAATAGTCTTTAATGATTACAGGATTGTTTGTTTTAGTAGCGAACTCAGGCTGTAAAGCTTCTGTTCTGCCAGCTGTTCCTTTAGCATACTCAGAACCGAAAACAAATAAGTTAACGGGATTTCCAGCAGCTAAACTAGCGTCAGATAACGCAGCATAGTTGTAAGGATCAACTGTAATAGTTGTTACTAAGTTACTTCCAGAAGTTGAACCAGTAACAGTAGAGTTAGCTGTAACGATAGCTACAACTCTTTTGTCTGAGTCAGTCTTTAGTATAGTTAATAAGTCACCTACTCTAATAGCACAGTTTTCAGCACCACTGTGAATTTCTATTTTATTAGCTGTGTGACCATCAGATGCTTTTAGCTTGGCTCCAGCGCCAGCAGCAAAAGCTTTATACCCGATGTGTAGTCTATTTTGTTCAGACCAAATTACTTGATCCGATGTCATTGGCATCTCAGCGCCAACCATTCTTAAGAACCCGTTTAAAGTTCTGTTTCCGTATCGCTCTACTTCCTCTTCGTATAATTCAGGTAAGTATTGCTTTGACCAACCTTCTCCATTAGCTTGAAAATCCAAATAATTACCATTGGTAAGATTTTGTGCTTTCTCAGGCATGATAGCGGTAGAGTCGTGTGTACTTGTAAATGAATAAGCCATTTCTCTATTTTTTTATTAATTGTTATCGTTTTATTTTTAATCTAGAACTAGTTACGCCTCCAACTGCTCTTACTTTTAAGCCTCCAATTTCCATCGTAGAAGCACTATTTCTAGGCTTAGATGATAGATTTTTAGACTTAGCCATAACGTCTTTAACAGCGTCAGCTTTTCCTTGTTCATAAAAATGCTTCGCAATTGCATCGGCATTTTCTCCTGCAAAAATAGCTTTATGATAACCATTGAAATCTTTAACATTACCTTCACCATCCAGAAACTTCTGAACAAAATTAGTTAAATTCGATTGTTTATCAGCAACATCATTAGCGTCATTAACGCCATATCTAAACTTTTTTTCACCTAAGTTAAATTCAAAACCTTTGAAATCGTTAAAGTAATTTTTGGTTTGTGACTTAAACGTATCGTGTTGTTGTTCAGCTTTTTCTTGCTCTTTGTTGTATCTGTTGAAAAACTCAGTAGCTTTTTGTTGGTCTTGAGTTACGCCGGGCCTCAACTTGATTTCCTCGTAATATTTACTCTTTGTTTCCTCTAAAAAGCTTTTAGCTTTTGCAACTTCTTCTTTGTACTCTAGTTTTTTCTTCTTAATCTCTCTATCTTCGGCAGTGTCCTTGTCATAAGAAAACTTATCCTCTAATAAAAAGCTTATTTCTTCAGAGTCCAAATGCGGTTTAGTAGTTTTGTAATATTCTAATAATAGACTATCATCATCTACGCTAGAGTAATCTCTATTTAATCTAACGTAGTCTTCTACTGTTCCACCTGTTTCTTTCATAAAGTCAACTAACTTTTCTACGTTTTCAGGTAGGTTAGGCTTGACTACTTCAGGTTCAGGTGTTTTAATTTCTTCTTTATTTTCTTCTTGTTGTGCCTCTTCAGTAACCTCCATAATTGGAGAGTCTGTTGTTTTTTCTACTTTTTCTGCAACAGGTTTTTCTTCGGCAACAGGTTCTTCTTTTACAACTTCCTCTACTTTAGCTTGTTCAACTTCTTCTTTTGTTTTAGCTTTAACTAAACTTGGCTTTTCTTGAGAAAGCTTTTTAGGTGATTTTTTTATTTTAAAAGAACCCTCTTCCTTTGTTTTTTGTTCTGACATAATATAATATAATAATTAATAATTGCTACTCCATTAACTGACCAAGATTTAAACCTTGACTAGGTTGAGGTGTAGGCATAGCACTTTCAGGTGCTATTTTTTCTTGCTGGGTTTGTCTTTGTTCTTGGCCCTGCATTGAAACTCTTTTATCTTTACGATCTTCTTTTGCTGAATCTGAGTCAGTTCTTGCTTTTAATTTAGCCTCTTCTAACTGCATGTCATAGTTAAACTGTTGCTCCATTAACTGTTGCTTTACTTGAGCTTCTTGTTGAAGCTTTTGTATTTCAAATTGAGATTTAGCTTGCTCTAATTGTATTTTTTGCTCAGTAAGAACTTGTTGCTTTTGTGTCTCAGCTAGAGAAGTTTGCTCTGCAGCTTGTGCTTGAGCTTGAGATTGAGCTTGCATATTTTGCTGCTGCATAGCTTGCTCTTTGGCCATTTTTTCTTCTCGCTTTTTCTTCAACATTCTATTAGCTAACTTCAAGTTCTTAACTTCTCTAAGCTCTATAGCATCTTCTAAATATATCTGGCCACCTTGTAGTGCTACTTGTATGTTTTGCTCTAATAGTTGTTTGTCTGCTTCGTCTGGCTCTAAATTTAAGAATATTCCAAAATCTAGCAAATTACTACTTTGCAATTCTTCTAATGTTTTAGAATTATAAAGAGAAACACTTTGGATTAGAGCTTGGTAAGTTGTAGGAAAAGCTATAGCATCTGCTATTCTCATGCTTATATTTTCACATGTTCTTAGAGTAATATATAAGCTAGACTGTAGTATGTGTCTAGTAGCTACATTTGAATTAGCAGCGGCTAATTTTTGTAACCCAACTAAAGCATACTTATCTGGGTTACTACCATCTCTAGCCTCATTGAGTCCGGTTACATCTCTTATCATTTGTAGGTAATATTGATAGGTTTGTATTAAACCTTGTATTTTACCCATGCCATTATTAGTATTTAATTCTTGTATAGGAACTCTACCCGGATTACCAGTACCATCTTGAGTCATCGATCTACCAACTATACTACCAGTCTGGAAATACATATTTAAAGCCTCTGCTGGGTTATAATTAGTTCCGTTACCTAAATCAACTTCTGACAAACCATCTATATCCATGTAAACACCGTCAGGTATTATTCTAGACATAACTTGCTGAAGTTTTAAATGAGTTACTTGTATCATATCAGCAAATGCTGTGATTCTACTAACTAAACTTTCTATTCTGCCTTTATACATTCTAGGAGCTACTATAGAGTAGTTCATATTAACCTTAGTAATGTCAGCTTCAGGTCTAGTCATATTAGTAGCCATACCCCACTTTAATATCTTATTAGTTCCTAAAACTTTAGCACCTGAATAAAGCACCTCTATAGATCTATAAGCTTTTTTAAAGTTTTCAGTTTCTTCAGCTTCTATAAAAGTGTCTTGTTTCTCTAAAGCTTTTTCAAAACCGTTTTCTTTTTTCTTTATTTTAAAAACCTGATTAGTATAAGTTTTATAATCAAAATACAATACTTGAACAGTTTGATTATCATATTTAGCACCTAATGACCTAGTGTTCTGAGCACTTCCACGGTATTTCTGTAGATCTTTTATATCTTCAGGAGATAAATCAGGAAATTGCTTTACTAGCTCTGCCAAACTTATTGACTTAACTTCACCTATATAGTATAAATCATCAAAATAAGGATCTTCAGTAAATGAATAAACAAGAGTAGATGGATCTACGTACTCGACTTTTACTCCTTCGCTTTCATTAAAATTTGTTTTAGTGCAAGCAATACCTAATACTGTTAAATCGTAGTTTAATCTTTTTCTAATTAAATCGTATTTATTTTTATCTAGTATGTAATTTATAGCTTCTTCTTGAGCAACCTCTATAGACTGCTTGTAATCAAACTGCATGTGAGGTTCTATGTCCTCAACTTGTTTAGGTACATTTTTTCCTTTTGGACCTCTAGAAACATCTTTACCAGTTGCTCTTTTAACAGCTTCTATATATTTAGCAGCATTAATGTCTTCAAGTATACTTTGAGCATATTCAGTTCTTTTTTTAACAGATACGGGGTCTTGTGAATAAGCTTTTAATTCGTAATTTCTTTGTGATATACCGTTAACTAATATATCTACAAACTTAGGTATAACTGGTACAGGTTTCCAGTCTAAGTTTAAGTAAGATAAATCACCATTTATTGATAGTTCATCTTTGTATTTTTGAACAGATTGTTCTCCTCTAGCGTATAGTCTAAGTCTGTGATAATTGTTATAATTGGTGTTAAACCTATCATAAACACCTCTATCGTTTCTAAACCACTCATTTTCTATAGCTCTACCTACAGCTAGCCCGTATTCTAGTGTAGCTTTTTCTGATTCAGGTACTACCTGATCTGGAAATTAACTATTATAATTAGTATTTATCATTTATATTAATTTTGAATTATACCCTGTGTTGTCGTATTTT